CTCAACATTTAAGTTAGGCCGTTATTGTTTAGAGACAAATCGAAGTCATTTCCTATCCTCAAGCAACCGTGGAGAGTCGGTTTTCCCAATAGACTTAGGGAGAGTAGCTGTGGGGTTTATCCTAACCTAACGAATAGGTGTAGCGGGACAAACGAACACCGCTCGCAGTCAAAGTCATCGTATTCGGAAAAAGCAATGTAAATGCTTGTCCGGCGTACGTGACATTCAACCGATACAGCATATCAGTTCGTCCTGTATAATTTGCAGAAATTAGCGTGTAAGCACAGTCAGCCGTCACCGTTGGGGCGGCTCCAGTTGTACTCGCAGCACCGAGATTTAACAGAAATTCTCCCGTAGTGTCGAACACAATCGACCGTCCGGTGACATGAACCCAGGGACGCCCGGCAATCGTCGGATTCGTTCCCAAATAATAGTCGAAGGACGGGAGTGTTCCACTCGAGATGTTGGTGCCTGTGTCAAGAGAGCGGGCAATCTCTGGCTTGAAGAGTGAAACATCATATGATGCCCACAATTCGCCTAGAGCCTGCCCCGCCGTTCCTGGCAAACCGGCTGTGGCAATTTGAAACTTTCCTAGATCTGCCCAACGTGCGTCTTGTGAGACCGTCGTACTTGAATTTTCATTTCGGATGTACAACAGTCGAGATGCACGCTCACCGGGTGCACACTCAATCGTGTGTATCTGTGAACAGGAAGGTTTCGCCGACACGGAATACTGAGCATTTTCCATGTGGACCTTGTCGGAGAATTTTGGTTCAAGCACGTCGTAATTGGTCGCCAATATAACAGCCCCCATTGGGCCACCAGTGGCAACTTCAGATGTCATCGTCTTGAACTCAAAAATGAGACCGTTGAATTTGTACTGCTGATATTGCTGCGCCAGGTTCGACAACCACGGGAAAGTGGTAGTAGAACCAGGGTTAATAACATAGTCAGTACAATTGAAAGCGAAAGGAGTGCTCGGGACAACAATGTCCCCGATATACTCGCGGTGCCTAACACGTGTTTCATTTCCAAGAACTCCAAATTCTGGCACAGCCTCACCTGGCATGATAGCCTTGCCTCTATTTGAAATTGTATTCTCCTGAACAGTATAATCACCAAAACCAAGAATCTTTGCAATCTTGTTCCCGAGTGCTTGTCCTGCGGTCTTGCCAACTTTAGCCCCAAGGGGACCACTGACGGCACCGCCAAACGCCAACCCGGTCGTTCCGCCGACACGTGCAAAGGTTCCCTTTGGAACCACCTGCTGCATGACTGGGACGATCTTATCCGTGTAAAATCCCCCTTGTCCTCGCACGCGTGCAATACGTTCTCGCTTCTTAAGCGCCATTTCGAAATACTCTTGTTTGAATAAATTTTGTAGCGCCCCCACCACTAACATAGGAGAGGTCGTGACTCCTCTGGTCAGTAAATGACCTGTTGCCTTTATAGGACTACTGATAGATCAGTAGTCCTTTTCGCACAGAGTGTCGAAGACAGGGTCTTCGACGTAAGCCGGAAGGGTAGTCACACGATGCAAAAGATTTTCCACTCTCTTCACATCTTCCGGCGTCAATCCATATCTCCTATAGATTGCCAATAAAGCCGCCCGTCTTTCAATTCTGACATGCGACATAACCGGTTTCCATGACTCCTGTAAACTCCCGATGGGTTTTGGAGAACTCAACCCATTTCTCTGCAGAGCCTCACAGAATGGCCCCAGGATTGGATAAGAAGGGTCCAAAGTGCCGTACGATGATGCGAGTGCATTTGCACACATTCGAACGGCATCTTCGGGAGAGCGCTTAAGACTCTTTCCCCTTCTAGTGAACTTCGTAATTTCTACAGGATCTTTTAGCACTTTCCCCAGCTTCAACACCGCTGAAGGTAACGGAACCCACTCAACTCCACATTCGCCAGAAATCCACCAACCTTTGAGGAAAGTGATACCGTCAAGCGTGGAAGCAGATGCAAATTTGACCTTGAACCCAAGTTCCTGTCCGGCTCCAACCGGATCTAGAACCTTGCGTTCGTTGAATGTTTTCACTGTCCAGAAAAAGAAACCAAGCGTGCTCAACGAGTTAAAAGTCGTAGTCGTCGTGATGCCAGTCGGCATTTGGACACCCGCTTCACCCTTTGCCGACAACCTCTTCTTACGGATTGTATACGGCGCAGCACAACAATGGTAAGCCATCATGATGAATTCTTCGGGAAAACCCATCCACTCAAGGACAGGCCTCATAAAATACTTCATCGGCCCGTCGTCCTGTGTGTGATCAAATTGAGATTGATCGGCTTCCCCAAAAAGGTCACCTTCAATTCCCATCGTGCCCCAAGAGACGACTGAGTCATCCCCCGACATTGCAAACACAGTATGGCCTGCTGCCATTGCTCTTCCAATTTCTGACAGTTGCTCTTGATTGTAGCCTGACGCAAAAAAGATTCTGACAGGATGTCCGAAGACGTCAATTGTCTTTCCGTCGAACAATTGATGCAATTCCTGTGCAAACTCCCTAGCGTAGCCACCCATCATCCCGTGGACGAGCGGAGGGAGGTTCTGAATCGCGCGTGGTTTCATAGAAACGACATTCCCGACTTCTTTTAAAGTCGTTAACGTTTCATTCCACTTCAAATTGATCGTCTTTCCTCCAAACGAGATCAATCCGCGTTCAGCGTCCTCCAACGCCTTTCCAATACGAATTCCCTTCTTGCCCATCAACGTGACATTTTCTTCACGCGTGATCATTGAGGTTCTATACTGCGAAATTGTAACGCAGAAAACCTGAGCAAGATACCCCCAATTTGCATAACGCTGTACCGTTGATACGGGATTTTCAGCAAAGGGATCGTTATGCAATCTGTGCAACACAGCCACCAACAGATTTTTCTCATTGTTGGCTGGTTGGTGTAAGAGTCTATGGGTGATCAGGACCGGATAGGTGCAATTAAGCCCTCCGTCCTCAAGCAGTTGGAATGCTTCTTCAATTCCAACTCTCATACCATCCACCTTCACACTGATCTCTCCTCTAAAGTGTTCAGGAACTTCGGTGATCTTAGAAGTGTAACTAGGGAGTGCCGTTCCTGTGGGGATGGAACACACAACTGAACCCACATGATCAATGAGCTCACCGTTCGTATACGCTTCTTCGAAAACACGAAATCTAGATTCATCAAATTGCGTCGAGGTGTTCACAGCAAAGTGAACAGCCGCAGCGACGCAACGACCCGGAACACTTAGTCTCAGAGTGTTCAACAAAAGATGCAGGCCAATCTTTTGCAGGGGGA